GGACTTGTTCAAACAATGGGTACACGCGCGGGTTGAATGGCCGTCCGATCAGGCCGGCGGGTGGCACGTTTTCGACGACGTCGAGGCCGAATATTGTAAGCAGATCGTCGGCGAACAAAGGATCGTTTTACCGTCGGGCCGCGTAACTTGGAAGGTGGTCGGCGCGAACCATTATTTAGATTGCGAGGCTTTGCAACCGTTAGCGGTTCGAAGCCTCGGCAAAGGCGCGCTCGAGAAGATCGCGCGAAAGCGAGCGAAGCGCGCGGAAAAGCCGGCGGCCGAGCTCGAACCGAAACGCGCCAGGCGGAAACGCCGAGGGAGTCAATTCAAGGTGAACAAGTGGTAAACCTCGCGACGGCCGAGCGTAGGAAATACGAGGATTGTTGGTCTTATAGCCAATATCGGAATTATTCGCCGGGCGTTTGGGCGTTACCATTGTTTCGGCAACTGGTACGAAAGCGCGGAACGTTGATCGATCTCGGTTGCGGCACCGGGCGCGCCGGCGCCGAGCTCGCCGAGGCCGGTTTTGAAGTTACGTTAATGGACTTCGCCGACAATTGCTTGGACTTCAAGGTCAAGCAAAAGGGTTTGCCGTTTATCCGCGGCAACCTTTGGTCGCCTTGGAAGGGCGCCGGCCGGTTTGATTACGGCTATTGTTGCGACGTGCTCGAGCATATACCGCCGGACAAGGTCGACAAGGTATTGCGGCGGATCTTCGCGCATTGTGATCGCGTGTTCTTAAACATACATTTCGGGCCGGACAATTTCGGGAAGGTCGTCGGCCACCCGTTGCACCTTACCGTGCAACCGTTTGTTTGGTGGTTAGCCAAGCTCGGCGAATATGGCGACGTCCGCGACGCTCGGGATCTTCTAGGAATGGGGGCGTTTTTCGTGTCGTCAAAATGTTAAAAGCCGGCGCTTATAGTTGCGACGTCGATCACCGGCTACGAGATCACGTCGACGGGCGATCGAACACGACGCACGATCAGATCGCCGCCAATGTTCGAGCGAACATCAAACGACACTTGCCGCAGGCGCAACCATACCCGGCGCAACCGGACGTCAAGGTCGCGCTACTTTGCGGCGGGCCGTCGCTCGAGGGTTTCAAAAAAGAGATCAAAGCGCGCCGGCGCCGCGGTTGGAAGCTGGCGACCGTCAACGGATCCCATAATTGGGCGCTCGACAACGGGCTCGAGCCTAGTTGCCAAATTATGCTCGACGCGCGGGCGTGGAATGCGCGATTCCTAGATCGCCCGATCGACGCTTGTCGGTATCTGATCGCAAGTCAATGCGATCCGGCCGCATTCGACGCCGTCGAGGGCCGCGACGTTACGATCTGGCACGCCGTCGGCAAGGTGGAAAAGCCGATCCTCGATCGGCACTATCGCGGCCGATATGTTCACGTTCAAGGCGGGACGACGGTCGGGAGTCGCGCGCTTTGGTTGTTGTATATGTTCGGATTCCGCAAGATCGCGATCTACGGAATGGACGGTTGCTTGAAAAAGGGCGCGCACCACGCTTACCAGCAACCGGAAAACGATCAAGAGCAGATTTACAAGGCGCGCGTCGGCCGCCGAACGTTTTATTGTCACCCGTGGATGGCAGTTCAAGCCGACGAATTGACGCAATTGTTACCGATGGTTCCGGACGATCTCGCGCTCGAGTTTCGCGGGGATAATTTCATTAGTTACATGATCCGATACACGGCCGAGCATGGGCGCGGGCCGAAAATCCGATTAACTTAACGGAGGCGCATAATGGCCGCAGGCACTTGGAACGCGTGGAAGCGCACAAAGGAAAAACTCGGGCAGGCCGAGATCAATTTCAATACCGGTATATTCCGGATCACGCTGCATTCGGCCGGCGCGTCGGCGAATCTCGTGACCGCCGGCGTCGATATTACGCGCCTCGGGAGTGTCGGATCGCAGATCGCCGCGACCCGCGGTTATGTCGCCAACGGCGTAACGGTAAGCGGCGGCGCGTGGACGCTATCCGGAACAAATGCGATCTACACCGGGCCGACGGGCGTCGTTTTCTCGGCCAATGGCGGCAACCTCGGAAGCGGCACGATCAAATATGCCGTTATGCACATGAGCCTCGGAAGCGGCTCGGCGTCGCGGTTGCTTGTCGGGTATGTGACTCTGAGCTCGACGGCGTTTCTCGTCGGCGACGGGTCAAGGCTTACGATCAACAACGGCGGCGGCCGATTCTGGACGTTGAGTTAATGCCCGGCCTCAAAGGCTCCCCGGTTTCAGTTGCCGTCACGAAAAGGGACCCGGGGAAAATCGAGCTCGAGCGAAAGATCGCCGACGTTATGGTCGGGCGGTCTGTTTCAGCCGTAAACCTCGGAGATGATCAGTTGGTGATCCGGTTGAACGATGGCGGTCTGATTGCGTTGAACATTGAGGGCGGGATACGCCAGGTTAACTAATGTCGAATGTTTTGAACCGAGCGAGTAAGGAATATCTAATCAGCGTCCATACGCCTAGTTATTCGCCGGTAGAGTGGATCATCAATTCTCCGGAGGCGCTCGTTCTATTTGACTCCGGGGTCCCGACGATTTATTGGAACATCGTCGGCGACGCCGTATCGGAAATGACGCAACCGGAAAAGGATGCGGTCGACGCCTTAATAGCCGCGGCGACCACGCTCGAGGATCGATCAGACGCAATCGCCGGCGTTAACGAGATTTCGTCAATCGGCACCAAGGATCGAGCGCGCATAGAAGGACGGAACAAACGCGACAACTATCTAACAACCAGGATGATTGAGGCGCAAGCAAAATTAGTCGAGGTCGTTACAGTGATCGCGACCTCCACGGGGAACCTCGCATCAATGAAAGCTGATGTTGCAGGGATTGACATTAGCCAACCGGGCGCATTTTCCCCGACGCAGACGCGACCGTTAAGCGACGCGATTGCGGATTTCGAGGCCGAGGTTAATTCTGGGGACCAGGACAACCCATAATGGCAAGCGGCGACACTCTTGCGACGCTTTACCCGATTGATAGCGAGGCGTTAGGTAGTAACGACGCAACCTATTCGATCCGAAATTTTCACCCGGTTTTGCTGTACGACGACACAACGAACGAACAAGCTAATTTTAGCCACATCATGCCGCGCCATTACGGCGGCGGTGGGGTAACTGTTTATATCCATTATTCGATGGTTTCGGACGTTACAAACACGATCGATTGGGACGTGGCGTTCGAGCGCATAGGTGATCAGCAACAGGACGTTGACACCGACAGTTTCGCGGCAGTCAACAGCGTGGACAATACAACCGTTCCCGGAACCTCCGGGTTCGTGGACATTGTGAACGTGACGTTTACCGATGGCGCCGATATGGATTCCGTAGCGGTCGGGGAATTGTTCCGAATGAAAGTTATTCGTGATTCCGTTGGCGATGATTCCGTCGGCGATGCGGAATTACATGCGGTCGAAATAAAAGAAACCTAACCGGCGGCCTCATGGCGCGAGATTTCACAGCGGCGTCGAGTGAATATCTGGAACACGTATCCGTTCCGGTTTCTGCCTGGCCGGTATCTTTCAGTTTTTGGTTCAACGCCAAAGATATAACGACAGACTGGACGGGCGTCGCATTAGGTAGCGGCGCGATCGGCGGCAACGATTACGTCGGGCTCCAAATAGCAGGCGGAATTGCCGGCGATCCGGTTCGCCTTATTCGGCGCGTAACAACTCCCCGAATCGCTGCAACTAGCACCGGTTTTAGCGCGGACACTTGGCACCATGTTCTAGCGTCCGTCTCTAGCGATACTAGTTGTGGAATATGGTTAGACGGAGGCGGGCAGGGAACGAACGTTAACAGCGTCGCGTTCCCGACGGTCGATGTAACCAATATCGGTTGCGTAACGATAAGTAACTCGCGGCAATCCTTCGGCGAAGGGCGGTTAGCGGAAGTCTGTATCTGGAATATCGCGCTCGCCTCTGCGGTTGCGCCGCTATTGGCGACGGGGATGGATTGCCGAAAGGTAAGGCCAGACGCGATCGTTTCTTACGTTCCCTGTTGGGGCGTTGGCAGCACAGAATTAGACGTTCGGACGGGGAACGCGTTTACGGTTTCCGGCGCGTCAGTTTCCCCTCACCCGCATATCTACCGCCCGCGTCCGCGGAGGATTTTCGTATCTGCGCCGCAAAATAAAGAGATCAACCCGACCGCCGGCGATTTTACGTTCTCACACGGCGGCGGCGGCGAGAAAATAGGGATAAAGCACGACCACCGCGAGGCGCCAACCGCCGGCGCCTTGGGCCTCGCCGGTTCGCAACCGGGTGTAGTCGTTACGGTCGCAATTGAGATATCCCCGACGGCCGGCGCTTTGGCATTCGCCGGAACCGCCTCCACGGTTTCCCACGACCACCGCGAGGCACCGACCGCCGGCACGTTAACGCTCGCCGGCTCGCAACCCTCGACCGAGGTCGTGTTTTTTGTAACGCCGACGGCGGGCGCGTTGGCGTTTGCCGGCGCCTCCGGTACGGTTGAGCAAGATCACCGCGCGTCGCCGACCTCGGGCGCCTTAGCCTTCGCCGGCTCGCAACCGGGCGTCGAGAAGCGGACCCGCGAGGCACCGACGGCCGGCGCCCTCGTATTGACCGGCGCGCAACCTGGCGTCGAGTTACAGATCCGGACCGTACCATCGCCCGGCGCGTTCGGTTTTACCGGGACCGCGTCGCAAGTCGCGCAAGATCAGCGCGAGGCGCCGACGGCCGGCGCCTTGGCGCTCGACGGCGCGCAACCGACCGCGACGTTGCAGATCCGGGCCGTCCCGAGTTCGGGCGCGTTAACGCTCGCCGGCTCGCAACCCTCGACCGAGGTCGTGTTTTTCGTAACGCCGACGGCGGGCGCGTTGGCGTTTGCCGGCGCCTCCGGTACGGTTGAGCAAGATCACCGCGCGTCGCCGACCTCGGGCGCCTTGGCGTTCACCGGAACCGCGGCCACGGTTGCCGTTACTGGCGAGGGGATCTCTCCGACGGCCGGCGCCTTGGCGCTCGCCGGCGCACAACCGGGCGTCGAGTTACAGATCAGGATCGCGCCCTCGGCCGGCGCCTTAGCGTTCGCCGGTTCGCAAGTCGACGCCGGCTTGCAGATCAGGATCGCGCCGATCTCGGGCGCCCTAACGTTCGCCGGTTCGCAACCGGGCGTCGAGAAACGGACCCGCGAGGCACCGGCGGCCGGCGCCCTCGTACTGACCGGCGCACAACCGACCGCAACTTTGCAGATCCGGGTCGCCCCGAGCTCGGGGGCGATCGCTTTTGCAGGATCTCAAGTGGCGCTCGAACACCGAGCGCGCGAAGCACCGGCGGCCGGCGCCCTCGTATTGACCGGCGCGCAACCGACCGCGACGTTGCAGATCCGGGTCGCTCCGGGGTCGGGCGCCTTGGCGTTCACGGGGACGCAACCGGGCGTTTCGGTAGGGATCGGCGGTAGTATTTTGCCGACCGCCGGCGCGTTCGGGTTTACCGGGGCAACCTTGGCGATGGTCGTCGCGTTGGCAACGCCGTCGCAACGTAAGGTATTTGTCGACGCTGACGATCGAGTTTTCGTGGTCGCCGGCGACGTTCGTTCCATTACCGTTGAAGCTGACGATCGAACAGTGGAGATCCTGTAATTGGTTACATACGCGGCCGGCGCCTTTAGTCCTGTAGCATTCGGCACCGCAAAAGACCCGGACGCGACGGTCGATTTCGTTTTCGATTGGTCCGATTGGTTAAGCGCCGGCGAGTCTATAGATTCCGTTGCGTTTGCAATAACGCCGGTCGGATTGACGACAGTCACAAGTGGAAATACCGCGACCACCGCGACGATTTGGTTCTCCGGCGGCACCGCCGGCACCGATTACGAAATAACTTGCACGGTGACAACCGACGCAAGTCCGAACGCAAGGATCGACGATCGGACCGCGGTTTTACGGGTACGGGAACGCTAAATGTCGAACCTTTTCGATTCTGCAAACTACCCGGAGGGCGTCCCGGACGAGCTCGTTATAGGCGATCGGTGGTTATGGAAACGAACCGATCTCGGGTCGGACTACCCGGTCGCGTCCTACGCGCTTTCTTATTCGTTCCGAATGGAAGGAAACGGCGCGCAAAACTTCGATATAACGGCGTCCGAGTCCGGATCGGACTATCTCGTCGAGGTAGCGTCGACAACGACGGCCAAGTATGTCGTCGGCCGTTACCATTGGGAAATGTATATAACCCGATCGTCGGATTCGGAGCGGATCGCGCTCGGAACCGGCGAGGTCGAGGTTTTACCGGACCGATCGAAGTCGAGCGACGATCCTCGAACGCACGCGGCGAAAATGTGCGACTTACTCGAGGCTTATTTCGCGGCGAACATCGATCGGAGCGCGCTAAGTTACTCGATCACGAACGACGTCGGATCGCGAAGCCTTTCGCGGAAATCCGACGAGGAACTGACGGCGATTTATCATTTCTACCGGAACAAGCGGACCACGGAACGCGCGATCGCCAGGCGTAAGCGCGGACAGGGCACCGGGTTTCGGGTCAGGGCGCGCTTCTAAATGTCACGGACAACGATCACCACGCGGCGCCAGCAAAACGCCGCGCGGGCGGCTATGCCGGCAACCCGCAAACGCCGCCGGCGAGCCTTTGACGCGGCGAAGCAAACGCTACTCCAAAGCAATTGGTCGACGTGGACGAACCCGATCGACGTGGATTTGCGCCACGGGCTCGACATTTTGCGAGCTCGAAGCCGATCCGAGGCGCAAAACAACGACCACGCGAAGCATTTTTTACGCCTCGTTAAAACGAACGTTATCGGCCGGCAAGGGATCGCGCTTCAAGGCCGGGTCCGGACGCGCGGCGGCAAGCAAGACAGGCGCGCCAACGACGCGATCGAGGACGCGTGGCGCCAGTGGGGCGGCGCAGGCTCGCCGGACGTCACCGGGCAATGGGGTTGGAAGGACGTCCAGCGATCGGCCGTCGAGGCGGTCGCCAGGGACGGCGAGATCCTTGTCCGGAAGATCGCCGGGTGGAACGGGAACGCGTTTCGCTTCGCGGTCCAGCTAATCGACCCGGCGCAACTCGACACGCAACTAAACAAGGATCTAGGCGGCGGATTCCGGATCGTCATGGGCGTCGAGCTCGACGCGTGGCGCCGTCCGGTCGCCTACCACCTATTTCCGGACGAACCGTTATCGCAAAGCGGTCACATTCCGCGAGGCGGGCGGATCCGGGTGCCGGCTCGGGAGATCGTTCATTGCTACTTGCCTGAGTGGATCTGGCAAACGCGTGGCGTCCCGTGGATGAGCACGACGCTAAAGCGCGCCCACAACCTCGCCGGCTACGAGGACGCCGAGGTCACGAGCTCGCGGGCCGCGGCCGGCAAAATGGGATTTTACGAGCAAACCCCGGACGCCGCGGATCTCGTCTTAGACGGCGAGGACGTTCAAGGGAACCCGATCCAAGAGTTCGCGCCCGGCGAGATCCCGGTCTTGCCGCCCGGTTGGAAGTTCGCCGGGTGGGATCCGCAGCACCCGAATTCCGGTTATGACGCGTTTGTAAAGGCGAGTCTACGCGGGATCGCCTCGGGCCTCGGGGTTAATTACAACACGCTTGCGAACGATCTACAGGGCGTCAACTATACGTCGCTAAGGCACGGCATGTTGACCGAGCGCGACGTCTGGATGGCGATTCAAGACTGGTTCGTCGACGCGTTCGTTACTCGTATATATAACGACTGGCTACGGAACGCGCTCCTATTCGGCCAGATCAAGCCGGCAACCGGGCGTCCGTTCGGGATCGATCGTGAGGACGATTTTCGGCGCGTTTCCTGGCAGCCGCGCCGGTGGCCTTGGGTCGACCCGTTGAAGGAAACGCAGGCAAACGCCGCCGCCCACAACCTACGAACGCGAAGCCTGTCCGACATTATTCGCGAAAGCGGGCGCGACGCGGACGAGGTATGGCTAGAAATTCAACGCGATAACGAGCGCCTAGCCGAGCTCGGGATCGCCTCGCCGACGGTGGTCGACACGCCGGCGCCGGCACCAACACCGGACGACGGCGACGGCGCCGCAGGAAACGAGGGTTAAACAATGACCGAAGATCGCAAATTGGCCGACGGGCTGAAACTGAATCGCGAGTTCAAGATCGAGCGCGCCGACGGGATCGACGAGGATTCCCGAACCGTCGAGCTCGCGTTTTCGTCCGAGGCGCCGGTCGAACGGTTTTTCGGAGTGGAAACGCTTTCCCACGAGGCGGGCGCCGCGAATCTAAGCCGATTCAACGACGGCGCCGCGGTGCTTATCGACCATAGCAACAGCATTCGAGATCAAGTGGCCGTCGTTGAGTCCGCGAGGATCGACGACGACAAGGTCGGCCGGGCCTCGGTCCGGTTCGATACGCACCCGGACGCCGATCGGGTTTTTCAAAGCGTCCGCAACGGGATCGTGCAAAAGGTTTCGATCGGCTACCAGATCCACAAGTTCGAAGTAACGGAGGGCGAGGCCAACGGTCCGGACGAGGTCCGGGTTACAGATTGGGAGCCTTTAGAGATTTCTTTCGTGGCCGTTCCGGCCGATGCCTCGGTTGGCGTCGGAAGGGCGGCCGATTCGACAACCTCAACGGAGGGACTACCAATGGTGAAAAAGACCAGCACCGCGCCCGGCGACGATACGCGGGCGCAAAACGACACGGCGCCGGATCCCACGGGTGACGATGCCGGTCGGAAACAGGACGCGATCGCCGAGCCTGCAAAGGCACCGGCCGGAACGGTGACGATCGCCGCGCCGGACGAGGATCGGACGGAGGTCGACGCCAGGATCCGCGAGCTCGGAACCAAGTTCGATCGCTCGGTTTTGGCCGATCGGTTCGTCGAATTGCGTTCCTCGGTCGAGGATTTCGAGGCGGCGCTTCGAACGTCGATCGTCCAGCCGGCACCGGTGCCGGCGACTCGTGACATTCTCGTCAGTGGCGGCGGTCCGATTCACGGATCGTTGAGACTCGCGCGGGTGTTGCCTCACATTTCGGCGGCCGAGCTCGAACGCAACCTTTACACGGGTGGCATGTGGATCCGCGGGAAGCTGTTCGGCGACGCTCAAGCCTTGCGGTGGTGCCGGGATCATATCGGACACCGCGCAATGGGCGAGGGCGTCCATACCGCCGGCGGGGCGCTCGTCCCGGACGCGTTTTCCAACCTACTGATCGATCTGCGCGACACTTTCGGCCTAGCGCGCCGAATGTGCCGAATCTGGCCTATGACTTCCGACACGCTTTCGATCCCGCGAAGGACCGGGAGCGTCACGGCGTCGTGGGTCGGTGAAAACGCGACGGCGACAGCGGCCGATGCTGCTTTCGATTCGGTGATGCTTGTCGCGCGCAAGCTGATGTCGTTGACGCAAGTATCGACCGAGCTCATGGAAGATTCCGCGGTGAATATCGCGGATTTCCTCGGATTCGACATAGGCCAGAAATTCGCCGAGGCCGAGGACGACGCGTGGTTGAACGGTGACGGAACCAGCACCTACGGCGGGATCGTCGGGGTTCGCCCGAAGCTCGTGGACGGAAACCACGCGGCCGGCGCCTCGGACGCGACGGCCGGCGACAACACGATCCCGGAGATAATCGCCGGCGATCTGGACACGGTCCGATCTCTGGTGCCGGAATACGCTTCGCCAAATGCCGTTTGGGCGTGCAGCAAGCTCGCGAAAAGCCTCGTTTTCGACGCGATCACGAGGGCGGCGGGCGGCAACACGATGGAAAGCCTCGGCGGCAAGCCGGCGCCGGCCTACCTCGGCGACGAGATCGTTACCTCGCCTAAGATGCCGGCGAGCGCCACGACCGATTACGAAAACGTGGCGATGCTGCTTTACGGGGATTTCATGAAGGCGTGCTCGTTGGGCACCCGACGTGAGATCCGCGTGAGGATCCTCGGCGAGCTCTACGCCGCCGCAGATCAGATCGGCGTACAGGCGACGGAGCGGGTCGACATCGTTACCCACGATCTCGGCGACGGAACGACCGCCGGGCCGGTGGTCGGGCTCATTGGCAACTAATCGGGCGACTGATTAGAAGCTAAACGCAAAGGCAACGGCGCCGGGGCAACCCGGCGCCATAACTTAGGAGGGTCGACACTATGCGACCGCAAACGAAACAGGTAATTGCCATAGCGCAGTCGAGCACGACAAACGCGGCGACGGCTACCGGCAACGTCGACACGCTCGGGTTCGATTTCTGTTCTCTCGACGTGATTATGGCGACGAGCAACGACACGACCAACAACCCGACAGTGTTCAAGCTGGCGGAATCCGACGACACGGTGGTTTCGAATTTCGCGGACATTACCGCGTTCGTCGGCGACACCGCGTGGACGATTCCCGACGCGGTGACGGCGGGGAATTGGGGCGTTAAGTTCAACGTCGATTGCAGGGGGCGGAAACGCTACCTGAGATTGTCGATCTCGCCGCTCACAACTCAGGTGATCACCGCGATCGCCAATCTTTCGCTCGGCGACGAGTCCGGAAGCAACACCACGGTCGCGGGCGTCAAGGCGCTCGTGCAGGCGTAAACCACGCGCAAGCGGGCCGGCATAGGGCCGGTCCGCGTCAACGCTAGGGGATCCATTGGCACAACTCGAAACCCGCCGGCGCTCGCGTCCGACGAACAATTGGATCGGGACGGATCACGGCAATAACGTCACGTCGCAAAACGGCGAGGACGGGATCATCGAGCGCATTTTTGAGCTCGTCGGCATCGAGTACCGGGCGTGCGTCGACGTCGGCGCATGGGACGGCCAACGCTTCAGCAATACGTTCAATCTGATCGTCAACGGCGGGTGGCGTGGAATTCTGATCGAGGCCGATCGGGATCGATGCTTATCGCTCACGGAAAACTATCCGTCGAAGGGACTTGGCACCGTTAAGGCGTTAAACGTTCGTGTCGGTTGGGGCCAGGACGACGGGCTCGACGCGATTCTAGGCGCTTTCGACTTGCCTAAAAACTTCGACCTATTGGCGATCGACATTGACGGCAACGATTTACACGTCTGGGCCGCGCTCGAGGTTTTCCGCCCGCGGGTGGTGGCGATCGAGTTTAACCCGACGATGCCGAATAGCTGTTTTTTCGTGCAGGACGCCGATCCGAAAATCCAACACGGATCGTCGATTCTGGCGATCGTCGAGCTCGCCAAGTCGAAAGGCTACGAGCTCGCCGCGGTGACGGACTACAACGCGTTTTTTGTATTGGCCGATCTGTTCCCTTTATTGAACATTCCGGACAACGATCTCGACAAAATGCGCGACATTGGCGCGTTCGAAACGCATTTGATCCAGCTATACGACGGAACGCTGATAATTTCGGGCAACTCGACGATGATTTGGCACGGTTTCGATTTAACCCACGCCGACATTCAAGTTTTACCGGCCGGCGTGCGGAAGTACGCCGGGCCAGGCTAACAACGGAGGAAAATCGAATGGCGATTTCGATCGCTCGTGCGTAAGCGCGCAATCCGGCTAAACCTCGGCGCCGGCGACGTCAAAATACCGGGCTACAAGGCGATCGACCGAAAGGACGGCGCCGAAGTCTATCCGCTCGACGCGGCGGACGGGTCGGTCGACGAGATCCGCGCTAGCCACGTTTTCGAACATTTCAGCCACCGGCACGGACCGACGGTGCTCGCCGATTGGGTCCGGGCGCTAAAGCCTGGCGGCCTATTGCGGATCGCGGTGCCGGACTTCGAGACGATCTCGCGGGCTTACCTCGCCGGCGCGCCGATCCCGACGGAAGGTTACGTCATGGGCGGCCACGTCGACGCCGACGATCACCACGGGGCGATCTTCGATCTGGAAAGCCTCGGCGATATGCTCAGACGCGCAGGACTCGTCGGGATTACGCGCTGGACGTCCGAGGCGAAGGATTGCGCCGCCTTGCCAATATCTCTCAACCTGCAAGGCTACAAGCCGGCCGGGGCGTGGCCTCGGACCGGGGCGGTTATGAGCATTCCGCGGCTCGGGTTTCAAGACAATTTCTTTTGTTCGATCGAGGCAATTTTGAGCCTCGGGATCGGGATCCGGAAGCATACCGGCGCCTTTTGGGGCCAATGTTTAACCCGCGCGATTAAAGAGGAAGTCGAGGCCGGCGCCGAGTATATCTTGACGGTGGACTATGACAGCCTTTACACGCGAAACGACGTCGAGGCGCTACTTTCCGCCGCGATGCGCCACCCGGACGCCGACGCGATCGCCTCGCTGCAATCCTCGAGGACGAAAGCAACTCCGTTAATGACGATCCGCGGCGACGACGGGAAAATACTTCGAGAGGTTCCGCCGGAATACTTCGCCGGCGAGCTCACCCGCGTTTCTACGGCGCATTTTGGGTTGACGCTGATCAAGGTCGCCGCGCTACTGGAAACGCCGCGTCCGTGGTTCTGCGGCGTCCCGGACGAGGACGGCGAGTGGGGCGACGGGCGGATCGACGACGACGTCCATTTTTGGAAGCAATTCGCCGCCGCCGGAAAGGCGCTCTATCTTGCGAACCGAGTCCCGATCGGCCACGCCGAATTAATGGTTCGGTGGCCGGGGCGGGATCTCGCGGCGGTTTACCAGCACCCGTCCGAGTATTGGGACTCCGGCAAGCCGGACAACGTGTGGAGGTAATATGTTGACCGAGTACCACGATCGAAGCGTGCGGATCATTAAAGGCATTCCGGGCCACCCGGAAGGCGCGATCCGGCGCCCGCACCCTAGCCAGGCCGAGGCGTGGATCCGAATGGGTGTCGCCGAGCGGATCCCGAAGCCGGCGGCGAAGCGTGCGGCGAAGCGCCCGCGCCGGCGAGCTCATAGCAAAGGATAGATCGTGCCCGTTGAATCCGACGCCGACAGGCTCGAGTTTATGGACACGAGCGAATTCGGCGAGGAAATCACCGTCGACAGCGTTTCGGTTAAGGGGCATTTTTTCAACGCCTATTCCGAGATCGAGGACATCGAAGGGTTGCGCCCGGCGTGCCAGTGTCGGACCACCGACATAACCTCGGCGGCGAACGGCGACACGGTGGTCCGGAATTCGACAAGCTACACGATCACGAACATACAACCCGACGGCGAGGGAATGTCGGTGGTTTTCCTCGAGCTCGTGTAAATGACGCTCGCGGTTTCGATCAAGCTGAAAGGCGACAAGGCGATCAAAAAGGATCTAAAGCGGATCCGGAAATCGGTCGTCCCGAAGCTCGAAACCCGCGCGATCAATAAGGCCGCCAGTCGCGCCAACACGGAAACGAAACGCGAGGTCGCGAAAAAACTAGGGATCAAGGTCGGACTGATCGGCCGGCGGATCAAGGTCAAAAAAGGCAAGGGATTGAGCGGACGCGCCCGGTTGATCGCTTTGATGCTACCGATCCGAGCCTCGGACGTCGGCAAGCCTCGGCAAACCAAGGCCGGCGCAAAGGCCGGGAAATTCTTTTTTGCGAAACATTTTGTCGCGCAAACGCGGGGCGGCTCGGTTGGCATATTCACCCGAAAGGGCCGATCGCGATTGCCGATCAAGGCGACCACGATCCCGATCGATCCGCCGTTTAAGACGGTCGCCGACAAGCACGTTTTCAAAACCGCCGCGATCGAGTTCAAAAAGGAATTCGAGCGCCTGGCACGGGTCGCGCTGAAAAGGAAATAGGAATGGCGCACGCACGACAGCAAATCCGCGAAGCGGCGGCGACGGCGGTCACGAGCCTAACGACGACGGCCGCGCGCGTGTATCAGTCTCGCGTTTACCCGTTCGCCGCGGCCAACCTTCCCGGCCTCGCGGTTTTTTCCTCGCTAGAAACGCTCGACGAGGACGCCGACGCACCGGACACGAAAGAATATCGGGTGCTCGAGCTCGTTATCGAGGCGCGGGCAAAGTCGGCGGCCGATGTCGACGACACGCTCGACACGATATGCGCCGAGGTCGAGGTCGCTTTGTATGCCGATCAAACGCTCGGCGCTTTGTCGAAAACGCTGCAACTTAAAACGACCGAGATCGCCTTTTCCGGCGAGCTCGATCAAGAGGTCGGACTGGCTAAAATGACGTTCGAAATTATGTACCGGGTCGACGCAACCGACCCGACAACGATTATCGCTTGACGGAGGTTCAACGCTATGGCGACGCATATCGGGAAAGAAGGGATCGTGTCCGTCGGCGCGAACGTGGTCGCCGAGCTCAACGGGTTCACGATCGATTCAACGGCCGAGGAAGTCGAAGATTCGGAATTGTCGGACGAGTGGAAAACGTTCAAGTCGGGAACCGACATTGTCAAGGAATGGTCCGCGTCGCTCGAATGTTGGTGGGACGAAACCGACACGAACGGACAGGAGGCTTTGACGGTCGGCGCCAGTGTCACGCTCAACCTTTACCCGGAAGGGACGGCGAGCACGGCGAGTTATCGCACCGGGACGGCGTTTGTAACGGCGATCGGAATGGCGATCACGAAAAGCGGGATCACGACGAGGACGATCGGGGTTAAGGGAACGGGCGCCCTTTCCGTGACGGCGGTCTAGTGTCACTAATCGACGAGCTCGGCGCGCGTTTCTCCGGTGCAGAATTGCAGCGCGTCGAGATCCCGGAGTGGGGAACGGACGGTGATCCGTTTATCGCTTACTTCAAGCCGTGGACGCTACACGACGAGCGCCAGATCAAAAACTTTATAGGCGACGACAATCCGGAAGGCTTCGCCGCGGTGGTCGCCAATAAGTTAGTCGACGGCGACGGGGCGAACCTTTTCGCCAAGGGCGATCGCTTGCGGCTATTGCGGAATTGCGAGGCGCATACGATGAAGCGCATAGCTACGGAAATAATGACGTCGACGATCTCGATCGAGGACGCGGCGGGAAATTAGCGCCCGGCACGGATTTACAAGCCTTGTTTTCTCTCGCTTACAGACTCGGGAAAACAATGGACGAATTGGGCGATCTCTCCGTGTCGGAATTGAACCATTGGATCGCGTTTTTTCATACGGTGGATCGGAATGGCTAGAGCTCGCGCCGAATACGAAATAACCGCCAAGGACAAAACCGGCAAAGCGTTTGAAAGTGTCGGCAAAGGTTTTGGAAAGCTTGGGAAGGCGCTCGGCGGGTTCAAGGCGGCACTCGCCGGCGCGATTGGCGTCGGCGGTTTTGGTGCGTTTATAAACAAGTCGATCACGTCCGCCGACAATATCGGGAAGCTATCGACGCGCCTCGGTGCTAGCACGCAGGCGCTATCAGAATTGCGCCTTGTCGCCAGTAAAGGCGGCGTTTCCTTTCAAACGCTGACCACCGGGATCCAGCGTATGACGCGAAGGATCTCCGAGGCCGAGGGCGGAACCGGCGTCGCCGTCAAAGCCTTGGAGGAATTACAAGTTCCGTTAGAGTCGATCAAGGATCTCTCGCCTGATCAACAATTCGAAAGGCTCGCCGACGCGCTAATGGCCGTTGAAAACCCGGCGAAGCGGGTCCGCCTGGCGATGGCGCTATTCGATACCGAAGGCGTTTCGCTTTTGCAGGTAATGAAGGAAGGCGCCAGCGGGATCAAACAAGTCCGCGACGAAGCGAAAGAAATGGGTCTTTCGCTCGACAAGGACGCCACCGAGAAGATCGAAAATGCAAAGGCGGCATTCGGCGATCTGACATTGGCGGTTACAGGGTTCGGGGAATCTCTCGCCGCGGAATTCGCGCCGGGTATCGCGGCGGCGGCGACGGCGGTCAAGGACAAATTGATTCCTGTATTCAAACTCGCTCTCGACGAAATAAAGGGCGAGGACGTGGCGACGCGTCTACGCAACGTTTTAGAGGGCCGGCCAGCCTCCGCGGCCGGATCGTCCGCTGCCAAGGGATTGAGCGCCGCGAAGATTTCCGGGAGTTTTGGATTCAAGGGGCAAGTTCTGGAATCCAAGATCGAAGGATTGAGCCAGGCGGGCGCGCAGGCGGTTAGCGCGGCCGGCGTCCCGAAAGATTTCGTCCCAAGTGGGCAAGCGAGACAAATCGAATTGCTTG